GCGGGTGAAGTAACTCGTGAATGGGCACGCGAATTCATTGCTGCTATCTTTGGTGCTTACGATACTGAGAGTCAAGAACGGTTAATCACTGAGTTTTTTTTGCTTATCAGCAAGAAAAACACCAAGTCCACGCTTGCTGCTGGCATCATGATGATAGCGCTAGTGCTTAATGAGCGCTTTAGTGCAAGCTTAGCAATTATTGCGCCTACTAAAGAGGTCGCTAACGCTAGTTATGGCCCAGCAAGCGATATGATTGCTGCGGACCCTGAACTCTCCGCAATTTTTAGTGTGTCCGATCATACTCGCACGATTACCCATTTGGGAACTAACTCAACATTAAAGGTTTATGCGGCTGAATCAGATACGCTTGGCGGCAGTAAGTTTAGCTACGTACTCATCGATGAGCTTTGGCTATTTGGCAAACGCGCCAATGCGGCATCAATGTTGCGTGAAGCGACTGGCGGACTGGCATCGCGCCCAGAAGGGTTTGTGGTTTATCTCAGCACCATGCCCGATGAGCAGCCCGCTGGCATCTTTAAACAAAAACTAGATTATGCCCGCGCTGTACGCGATGGCAAAACAGTTGATCCGCAGTTCTTAGGTTTGCTCTATGAGTTCCCACAAAAATACATTGATGATGAGTTATATCTCGACCCTGAAAACTGGTATATGACCAACCCCAACCTTGGCGCATCAGTCAGCAATAAATTCTTGGCCCGGGAGTTTAAAAAAGCTCAGGACGAAGGCAAAGAAGAATTACAAGATTTTACTGCCAAGCACCTCAATGTCCAAATCGGTATATCGATGCGTGCAAACCGCTGGGCCGCTGCTGAGTTTTGGGAAGCAGCTGCTGCCAAAGAACCATTTACCCTTGAGCAATTAATTGAAGAATCCGAAGTCATCACCATTGGTATTGATGGCGGTGGACTTGATGACTTACTCGGCTTTGCGGTGGTCGGTCGCCTACCTGATGTCACCCGCGAATATACGGATCGCATCAGTAACAAGACCGTGCAGGTCAAACCGTGGAAAGTATGGGGACGCGCTTGGTGTCATGAGATTGCACTGGAGCGCCGCAAGTCTATCGCTGATACGCTACGCGACTTTGAAAAGGCCGGTGACTTATCTATCGTCAAAAACATCGGTGATGAATCAGATGAATTGGCAAAAATTTGCAAACAGATATATGACAGCGGCAAGCTTGACCAAATTGGACTTGACCCGCTCGGCATCGGCACGCTGATTGACGAGCTTGTGACAGTCGGTATACCTGCTGAAAAGCTCATTGGGGTGTCGCAAGGCTTCAAGATGTCAGGCTATATCAAAACCACTGAATTAAAAATCGCGCGTAAAGACTTACAACATGCTTCGCAACCGATCATGTCATGGTCAGTCGGCAACGCGCGCACGGTAGTTCGCGGTAGCGGTACGATGATTAGTAAGGCTGAATCCGGTACCGCCAAGATTGACCCGGCGATTGGTATGCTAAACGCTGTCGCACTAATGAGCCTTAACCCAGAGCCGCCAAAGTCTGGTGTACCTACTATGTTTTTTGTTTGAAAATAGGATTATTAATATAATGGATATTTTAAAAACTGAAGCTTTGTCAGATATAAACTTAGGCGATGTGATAAATTTCGAACGCTTAGATGATCCCTATGTTGTCTACTGCAAATCTGAAAACTACATTTTATGCAAAGATGCTAATGAGAGTAAAAACTTCTACACGATTATTGACGTTAAAAATAATCGCCGTGGCACTCATAATAGTTTTGGATATGGATGCACGACTAAAAAGGATTGCAGCGAAACAATAAGCGCTTTGGAATCAGTCGAAATTGAAATGAGTTGTCGGAATATTTTACCGTTAGATATTATTTCGATGGATATTTAGCCATGTGTATCTATCTAAGTGATAACGCTATTTTGATGATTGTTTTTATTTTGGGTTTGGCTTTAGGCGTGATTGTTCATCGTATAATTACAGCACCCAGAAAACCTGCTAAACCAATTGATTACGACGGCACCAATGGCAAAGGTTATCAACCTCGACCACCGCCACCAAAACCACTGCACAACCCGAACATATAATACAAGCCGCCATTGAGCGGCCTTTTTATTGCCTAAAATTTATGCAAATCGAGAACGACTATGACCAAGGCTTACAGCACACTTAAGATAAAAAGCGTTGATGAAACCACCGACAAACGCACCATTACCGGCATTGCATCGACACCCAAGCAAGACCGCGACGGCGACACGATGGACATGGCCGGTGCTGAATACACATTGCCCATCCCTTTTATGTGGCAACACGACCACGCGCAACCCGTTGGCGAAGTCATTAGCGCAACCGTGAGCAAAGACCAAATCGAAGTCATTATCGAAGTGGCAGTCATCAAAGAGGAAGGCAAATTAAAAGACCGCATTAATGAAGCCTGGCACTCTTTAAAAAACCGATTAGTCAAAGGGTTATCTATTGGCTTTGGGTTAATTGATTTTGACTTCATCAACGAAGGCGCTGGATTGCATATTAAAAAGTGGGACTGGTACGAATTATCAGCGGTAACCGTCCCCGCCAATCCCGATGGCGCTATTACTAGCGTAAAAACTATCAAAGCCGCATTTTCGGACGCCCAAAACCCTACGCTCACGCCACCTAATCCAATGTCTGACCCAGCAGTAGCTGAACCAGTCAAAGAAGCACCAAGCACATCACAATCAGAGCCACCACCACAACCTCGAATTATCACCTTAGTTGACCCAAATCAGGGCAGCGTATCTTTACAATCCGGAGAGTATCTATGAATTGGGAACAACAACGTGCGCAAATTCTTGCGACTATCAAGTCTAAAAAAGGCAAGGTTGGCGGCATCATTACAAAAGCCTCAACCGAAAAACGCACAACCAATGATGATGAGGAAGTCGAAATTAAAGCGGTAGAAGATGATATCGCACGGCTTGAAACAAATTTGAAACGTGTCGAAGGCTTTATCGCTGACGTACTCGCCGCTGCTGAAGAAGCTACTCCAGTTGCTGGTGAAGACCCCGACGAAGCAGGCGCTAGCGCTGAAGGCGACCCCGAACCTGCCAAATCTGCCAATAAATCTACCAGCGTTAAAGATAACAACGCGCCAAAAGGTATCGCATTTGCGCAATATGCTAAGGCAAAAGCTCAATCGGTGCGTTTGCAAAAATCAGGCAGTTTTGTTACGCCGCTTGAAATCGCTAAGTCACAAGGCATGGACCAGCGCGTTATCACTGCGCTTACCAAAGCTGCTGCTGTTAATACCACGATCGGTGCGCCACTGGTCACGCCGAACACTATCGCAAGCGAGTTTATTGAGTTACTACGAGCCCAGACTATCGTCGATAAGCTCGCGCCTAATATGCGATCAGCACCATTTAACACTACTATCGCAGGGATGGCAACTGGCAGCACCGCCGCATGGGTCGGCGAAGGAGCTAAAAAACCAGTTAGCAATCCAACATTCAATGAAGTCGAAATTAAGCATCATAAGTTGGCCGGTATCGTGGTCATGACTGATGAGCTTATGCGCTTATCAACTTACAGCGCGGATAAAATGATTTTAGATGACTTGATCGAATCATCAAAAGAGCTTATCGACAACACTTTCCTGGATACTTCTGCCCAGTCTGCCACCCGCCCAGCTGGTGTGTTAAATGGCGCAACCGCTGTTACCGCTACTGGTGCCACTATTGATGCCTATAACGCTGATTTAAAAGCACTACGCGCCGCATTTATTGGTACTAAATTATCACTTAGCGGAGCTGTTTATGTCATGAGCGAAACCCGCGCAAGTGATATGGGCGAATTACGTGACGCTTTGGGCAATCCTTACTATCGCGGCCTACAAGCTGGATTGAACGAAAAAACCTTAAACGGTTTGCCTGTTATTGAGTCAGAAACCGCGCCTGATATCATCGCGCTTATCAAAGCGTCAGAGTTATATTTGGCAGATGACGGCCAAGTACAAGTGGATTACAGCGACCAAGCTTCGATCGATATGGGCGGCTCAACGACTGTGAACTTGTACCAAGAAAACAAATTTGCTATCCGAGCCGAACGTTATATCACATGGGCAAAACGTCGTGTATCGGCCGCCGCTTATATTCAATACATCTAAGTTGCCAACGCGCATCTAATGTTAAGAAAAACAGACCCTAGCCCCAACCAAGAGTTGGGGGTTTTTTATGAGTAGGTATTGGCGACTTTGCCTCACCTCTTACGATGTCAGTATCTACTCCTAAAAAAACGAGGACCGCTATGAATATTAAATACATTAAAGACGCGCCCAACGGCAAAGCCGGTAGTCTCGATACGGTGACAGACTTTGAAGCCAATATCTTAATCAAGACCGGATTTGCAGAGATTGACGACTCAATCCGGCCTGAACCTCCAGCAGACCTTGCTGTTCTAATTTGGAAGGTGGTAGAGCCACAAGCCGATCCTGAGCCAGAGGTTAAGCCAAAAGCAAAACCTAAAAGCAAAACAAAGGCTGCCAAAGCTGACGCCGTGACCGAAAGCGATAAAGGCACCAACACCGAATCTGATAGCGAGTAATTTATGGGCATGTTTGACTGGTTCACTAGCAAAAAATCTGCAAACAGCGCCCAACCTGTTACCGGCGGCAACGTTTGGCAGACCATCCATGAGCCCAGTAATGGCGGTTGGCAACGGGGCGAAGAAGTAGAAGTTAGTAAAAACGATCAGATGCGGCATCATGCGGTGTTTGCTTGTGTGTCTTTGATTACTTGTGATATTGGCAAGCTAAAGCTAACGACACTGACCGAAGTCGATGGCGTTATGCAACCTATCAACAGTCGTGTCAAAAAGCTATTGGCCAAACCCAATCATTACCAAAACGCCCAACAGTTTTTCGAAGCATGGGCCACCAGCAAAAGCACTAGTGGCAACACTTACGTCTGGAAAGTACGCAATATCTACGGCGAAGTATGGCAGCATCTTATACTTAATCCTGAACGCACTAAGCCACTGGTCGATCCTAGTGGCGAAGTATTTTATCAAGTACGGCGCGATCGACTATTCAACTTAGCTGACGATGTCGTGATTCCCGCGTCTGAGATTATTCACGATCGTTTTAATTGCTTTTATCATCCGCTGGTTGGGCTATCACCGATTGTCGCTTG